ACGAATGGGACGCCTGGATGCGTCAGGATCTTCCGCACCTCGTGAAACCCGGTATGGACATTCTGGACATCGGTGGTAACATTGGCTGGAATGCACTCATGTTTTCGGATTACGGTCCGGTCCATACATTCGAGCCATTGTACCACTCGATTGCTCAAAAAAATGTCGACCAAAACACGACCACGTGGCCCATCACAGTTCATCCATACGGCCTCTCGTCCAGCGAAGCTACCGTGCCTATATACCAAGAACGGCACAATGCGGAATCGACGTGTAACTATGGTGGATCGACTCTCGCGCCACACGACGTTACCGGGTACGACCGCGTGGCCGACATCCGGGTCAAGCGACTCGACGATGTTTACACCGGTACACCCTGTCTTATCAAGATTGACGTCGAGAACCACGAACTCGAAGTACTCAAAGGGGCGGCCCAAACCATTCGAAAACACCTACCGCACATGTATGTCGAAATTTTCGATTTCGACGACGGCCCGGTTCCTAAATTTATCAAGGAACTCGGATACACACAGGTGGTCAAACGACCCGAACACAACTATCTCTTCGTTTCTCCCCTAAAGACGTGAGGTGCCTAGTACGTAAATGGGGGACACAATCACGTCGCGTTTTATTCAGAAGTTTGACTGCGCCAACGAGTCTCACGTGAAGTGGCTCCAGAAGATGACTGTGCTCGCCCCGACCCTCGGCGACCCGACGGCCCGGAACCAGATTGTCGACGAGATTAATGCCAATCCGATGAACCTAAAAGTTACGACGGTCGAGGCGCTCGACTGGCCGCACATTCATTTCGTACTCGCGACGGCCTACGCAACCAAGGTTCTGACCGGCAAGGCGTACATTCCTCCGGCACGTGCGTAAATTTTCTGTGTCCAAAGTAAAGATGGTCGGAACTCCTACTGGATTTCTAAACTCCAAGCGTCGCGTCATTACCCGTACGGCCGCAGGTAAGTACGTTGCGCGTACGGCCGCGGGTGGTCTGGCGTACAACCCCAAGGCGAAGTTCCACAAGAGCCCGGGCGGTACCGAGCGCGCGACCAAGTATCTAAAGAACCTGATGGTGATTCCGTCGCCGATCCGCCCTAAGTTTAACCGCAAAGAGCGCGCGAACACGGGGGCTAAGCGTGCTCCGTACGCCAAGCGCGTCCGGGGCGTACGTGTCCTGCCCGTCAAGCGCCGCGCGTACATAGCAGAGATGTTTGAGCGTGCGTCCTAGAAAAAATAATGTAACTACATACTAAATGCCATCTCCCAAACGCGCAAACTATAATAACAATAAGGCCTTTGAGAATGCGCGCGCAAACTATAACCGTAAAGGTAAACGCGCTGCGTCCTCGCCGCTCAAGCTCACGAATGCCATCGGACACATGAACAACATGCTCAACAAACTGAGCCTTGCAAATCTGTATCGTCTGCGTCTGTCGAGCAAAGCGATGCGTAACAAAATCAACGCGTCTGGTATGATAGAGAAGAAGATTCCGGCGGCTCAGCGGGCCGAGGTTCAGAAGCGCGCACGCAATCGGCTCAAGAACCCCAGCTATAAATACCTCAATGTGAACCAGTGGCGCCGACAAATGTTCCCCGAACATAGCCTCGGTCTACACCCGACCGTCGGTGTTACGAGCCGGCTGACGACGCATCATCGCATGGGTGAGCACATTCGTAATTTTGCCGGTCGGACGTCTCGCGGCGTTCTGCCCCGGGTACACAAAAATCTGTACGCCACATGGGCGCTGGAACATAATGAGGGTCGGCCATACGTGCCGAACAACCGGAACAAACAGGCGGTCGCGCGCGCCCTCCTCGCCGCGTTCCGCAAACGTAAGGCTGCCCGGCGCTAAATTAAATTGTACAGGTGGGTAAGCCGCTCGGTATACAATCCGTACGGGACCTCGAGTGACACCAGTTCGCCACTGATTCGAAACCCGTCACTCGTCTGTACCAGTTGACTGATTGTCACCATGTCGAGGTAGGCCTCGACGCAAAAAACTTTGAGAGCCTCCATTTCCCACGTGTTGATATCAATCAGAGATAGGTCTTCGCCGACCGGGGGCCCACCGTCGAGCTGAAAATCAAACATTGTCGGTGAAGGCCATTCCTTTTTCTGGCGCACATGTCGTTCGATCATGTGCGCCATAAGAAGCGCATCCTGTCGTCGCCGGAAGACAACGGTGGCCGTTTTCATATTTTCGTTCGATGTCCGCCACGCAAACACCGAATTTGCATTACTGTGCAAAGTAAAAACCTTTTTAGGCTTTTGGTTGGTTCGCGGTACACGCGTAGGCGGACGTGCGATGGTCAACATCCCTTTTACGTTGAAACGTGGGGATTCTTTACGTAGCGATCAGCGACGCTGTCCGTCTCCTGACCCTTATAGCCCGCGTACGATTTCGTAAGGATGAGCCATAGGGCGACGAAGCCTGCTGCGGTCAGAAGTGGGCCAGATTTCATTTACTCTAACCAAACATTTTCATTCACCTGAGATGCGTGTCCAAAAATCTTCAATCTTGTGTGGCTCCTCGATGACGGGTGGCTTTTTGTTCTTCTCGGCCGCGGCGACATCCGCGACCGCCTCGGCTTCGGCTGCCGTGACAGCAGCCTTGGCTTCTTCGGCCTCGGCCTCAGCCTCCTTTTCGAGTTTTTTCAGTTCGTACATGATATCGGCCAACGAAAGTCGGTCGCAGATATCATCCACGTCGATGTCGCCCCCTTTGGCGGCGAGCATTTCGGCAAAAACACGTTTCGGACGAGTCATATCTCTCATGGTCGGAGATAAAAGCTCGTTTTATCGGACGCGCTCAGGGCTTTTTTAAAATCAGGATTGTTGAGTACGCACTCGCGTATCAGAATCCATAGGTCCGAACGGTCCGAAATACCTTCGAGCGTGTCCCATCTCATTTCGGTATTTTCGTCGTGATTCTTTTTGAACGGAACTTGGTTCGTTTCCATTTTGGTCCGTTGGTCATTAAATTTTTCTATGACGTCCGTCTGCTCGACGGCCGACATGGGAAGATCGAGAACGTATACGTGGTAGACACTTATGGTATCGGCATCGGCCTCTGTGTCCCCTGGACCCTTGTAATCGGTCGAGAACCGAAAGTATGTATAGGCACCACGTTTCATATCTATAGTTCCCCTGGTCTCTTCGTGAAGTTCACGGACGGCACACCGTAAGGGGTTATAGACTTCGCGGCGGCGACACCCGCCTGTGACAAACGTCCACTCTTTGTATCGTCGGTCGTGTACGATGAGCATGTGTGGTCGGTTACCGATCATCGTCACTGGAATAGCTATCGATTTGTGTCTCTGACGTAGATGCGGATCGGCCATGGCGGTCGCCCTCTACCATGGGGCCTTCAAAAAAATTAGCCATTGTACGCGTGGACGGATCGTACGTAATCAGGAACAAAAGCCCGATGAGCAATACCCATCGCCAAATCTGCATCCCTATTAAGTCTACTTAAAATATTTATTGACGGCTTTGTTAACGTGATTCTTCGTAACGAATTTCATCGATTGACCGGTTGAAGCGTTTGCCCGGACCGCGTTACGATGCTGCATGTTCATCCAGGCATGTTCGCGGACATTGCTCTTTGACCACGTCGGGTAACGATTGCGGTAATTTTTAACGAGAGCATTTGCCATACCCTGGCGGCGATCCATCGTTATATTGACGCACTTTTTTTTAAGAGCTGTAGAGCAGAGCGCCCATACCAGCCTGAATACGAAGCACGTTATAGTTTACGGCGTACAGGTATGCCGCATTGGTATTCTGGGAGTTCTGGTTCAGGGTCTTGACGCTGATGGTCGAAGGGGTCACTATGCGGTAGGTGTCGATGCGCGAAAAGTTGAGCGTACCGGTCGGCTGTAGCTTGGCGGTGTCGAGGCAGAACGGCACGATCGCGACGTTCGACACGGCACCGAAGGGTGCGTAGCCGTTCGGCGTGTGGTAATACTGGGTCGCGTCCACCCAGTTGATCAGCGCCTTGGACTCACCAATGTCCACGCCGTTCACCTGCGCCTTGAACTGAAGCTGGGACGCCGCCGACGCGCTCGAGTTGTACACCGACGTGTAGCTGTTGGACGAAAACGCCAGATACTTGATCGGGTGGGCAAAGGCGAGCTCCATCACCGGCGTGGCCGGGATGAACTGGCGCTGGACCTGGGTGATGAGCATGTCCTGTGCGTTCTTGGCAAAGTAATCACGCTCGGACTGAT